ATGTTAATGTGGGTGGTGGTCACTCACCACATGCCTCACACAAGGTGAGTGGTTACAGCATTCCAGTCACAGGAAATATTTTACTTCAGTCATGTCCAGTTGGTGGGACATTCTCTATCACGACTGCGTGAGGCTGCCATGGCAGAGAAGAAAGATACACCATCACTACTTGCTGGGCCTCATACTGTTACTTCTGCCAGTGTTGGCACGGCGCTGACAATTGGTTCTGGTACGATAACTGCCTTTACCATGAATCAGCCAGCAACAGCACAGATTGATGACCTAACTCCATTAACATTGGTTGATCCAGTTGCTTCTTCGGTCGCAAGCGCAGTGACCGCCTCTGCGGGAACTGGTACGGCTGGAACTGGAGTTTATTCTGTTAATGGTGGTGTCGGTGCTCCAGCGACATTGAATATTACGACAACTACTTCTGGCATTGGTACTATCAATTCGGTTGTGAGTGGAGGTCAATATACAACATTCCCACCAAGTCCGGCGACACTCACTTTTGTTTCAGGCACAGGATCACTAACAGGTTCAACTGTCACTCTTACTCCTGCTGCTCCTTCTCCGCTCGTGGGTTATCGTACCATATACTCTGCAAACATGGCAGCATTGAAGTGTATGCTTGAGCCACGGCCGAATGTGCCTTTGACTCCAGGCGTAACGGCTCCAACTTGGCCGAAGACTGTTATGGGTGCTGGTACAGTTCCAACATTTAATAATGGATGTTGGGTCCAAAGCTGTCCAGCTAATATGACATTCACGGTGACATGCTAAATGCCATCTGTTCCATATTCATCAGTCACTACAACTCCTGGCAATGCTCTGCAGGAGCTTTTGGTTGCACCTGACATTGTGCCGGGTGATGTCGTTTCGTATGAAACTTGTAAGGAGATTTATCTTTATCATCCATTAGGGGCACGCATTGCCGAGGGAGCAGTCTCCTTGGCCCTGAGCCAAAAGCGAGATATTAAGGTTCCTAATAGCCCTATGGAACATTGCGTGGATGCATTTAATGAGGAATGGAAGCTTATTGGCGGTGATAGTCTTGTCCATAATCTTCTTACTGTTAGTCGGATATACGGCATTGGAAGTGTGGCATTACTTGTGGATGGGATGAAGAGTAATGAGCCGATTAGTTACTGGGATCTCCCGGAACTTAACATTAGTTTCAATATTTTGGACCCTCTTAATACTTCTGGGAGTCTGGTCCTTAATCAAAATCCTAATTCTCTTGACTTCATGAAGTACCAACAAATCGCGGTGCAAGGGACAGCTTATCATCCTTCGCGGTCTGTGGTGGTGACTAATGAAAAGCCTATTTATCTTGGTTACACTACTTCTGCCTTTGGTTTTGTCGGACGAAGCGTTTATCAGCGTGCCTTCTATCCTCTTAAATCTTATATTAAGTCTCTTATCGCCGATGATCTTGTTGAAACCAAGGTCGGTGTCTTGGTCGCAAAGATTAAACAACCCGGGAATTTTGTTGACAACATTATGTCTTGGGCTACTGCTTTTAAACGCTCTATCGTAAAGGAGGCTGAAACAGGTAATGTTATCAACATTACACCAGACGAGGAAATAGAGTCACTGAATATGCAGAATTTGGAGGGGCCGCATGTATTGGCACGGCGGAACATTATTGAGAATATTGCCAATGCGGTCGATATGCCGGTTAAACTCCTTACACAGGAGTCTTTTGCCGAAGGATTTGGAGAAGGCTCTGAAGACGCTAAGGCCGTTGCCCGTTATATGGATCGCCTTCGTGAAACCATGGATCCAGTCTATCGGTTCCTCGATCGGATCGTTATGCACCGTGCATGGACACCAGAATTTTATGCGATGCTCAAACGAAAATACCCGGAGAAATATGATAAAACGACGTATAGGGAGGCTTTTTACGATTGGGCTAATAGCTTCCAAGCATTATGGCCTTCATATCTCCGGGAACCAGATAGCGATCAAGTTAAGGTTGATGACACGAAAATGAAGGCAGCTATTTCTATTTACCAGATTTTGGAGCTTAGTTTTGATCCGGAGAACAAAACGCGCCTTGTTCAGTGGTTAGCTGACGCTGTAACGAATAACAAGCTTCTTTATTCGAGCCCCTTGAGCCTTGACTATCAGGGATTGCTTAAGAAATATAAAGAGATGGAGAAGCAAGAGAAGGCTGAACAAAAATTGGCCTTAATGGGCGGCGGCAACGGACCCGGTGGTGGACCCGGCGGTCCTGACAGCGGGTCCGACCCTCGTCAAGTTCAAATACCTAAAGTGAAAATGGCGCGTGCGGATGATGTTGAAGGTACAGTTGTCAAGCTTTTGGAACATATGAAGAACAATGGCACTGAATAGTGATGTTTCTAAAGCTCTAAGTTATTTACGCCATCGCTATAAGGTGAAGGAGCGTGATTTAGTTGCTCTGGCAAAGAAGTTTAAGACAGCAGAAGAACCAGAGGAAAGCTGGGAAGAAATCGTTCAGAGGTCACTGCGTAATCATAAAACAGGTAGATTTTCTACCCAGAAGGGTAGAAAAGAATCGCGGCGGCGCTAAGACGGGGAATTTAACCAGTAACCAAAGGAGAGTAAGATGCCATCTAAACTTGCTATCATCACTTGGGTAGACGGTGATAGTCCACCTATGCCGCCTAGTGGTGGTGTTCCTACTCCGCCTATCTATTATCCACCTGAGGTTTGGCCTCCTCTTCCTGGCCAACCTCCGGGGATTTGGCCTTCTCCAGGCCATCCTGCTCATCCGATCGCTCCGGGCGGTCCTCCTCCAATCGCAGGTTGGACTCCTCCCGGCTTTCACCCATCTCATCCGATCGCTCCGGGCGGTCCTCCTCCTGTAGCTGCTCCTCCGATTTATTTTCCTCCTGGTCAGCCTCCTGTTATTTGGCCAGGACCGGGTTATCCTGCTCACCCAATTGCTCCAGGTGGCCCGCCTCCAGAGGTGTGGCCGACTCCGCCAGAGAAGCCTCCGGGTGGGGGTCAGTCTCCTCCGGTTATTTGGCCGTCTCCAGGTCATCCCGCGCATCCGATTGTAATTCCCGAGCCCCCGGATGATCCAGCGAAGTGGGAAGTGAAAGCTGGTTGGAGCCCACTGACTGGCTGGGTCATTGTAATTATTCCGGTTGGAGCAAACGTACCAACTCCTTCTGCTGCAAAGAAGCCGTAAGAGATTATGTTATCTGACGACGCGGTTTAATCGACCGCGTCGTTAGAAGGAGAACCAAAATGCCATTGACCGAAAAAGGCGAGAAAATTAAGTCGGCCATGGTTTCTCAGTATGGTTCTGAGAAAGGTGAAAGGGTATTCTACGCTAGTAAGAATAAGGGAACCATTACTGGTGTCGATGATGAACGCATACCATTGGAAGAAGGGAAGTCAAAAGAGGCCATAAGTAGAAATACTCAAAGATTAGTGAATAAGGGCCATAACCCTGAGGCAGCGAAGGGCATTGCTGAGCGTCAAGCCTCTAAATCTAAAGGTGATGATGCTCAGCATATGGGTTTCTCAGGCTCTGGAGCAGAGCCTGTTAAAAAGCTGGTTTCTCAGTGTGATGCCCTCGCCAAGCGATTAGATGCTTTCGAGAAATGGTCACATCAGCGTAAGCCTATAGAAGTCAAGCCGCGTACGAAAGATAATATGCAGCCGAGCAATCGACATCCTAAAGAGATCGACAGACCGAAGTGACAATAGCTGTTGGGATACTCTTTAAGGCACCTTCTGGTAAGATCCTATTATGTAGGAGGACAGATGGCGAAGGATGGGCATTCCCGGGAGGGGTCAAAAAGGATCACGAAACGGTCGAACAATGTGCTGTACGCGAAATTTGGGAGGAGACCAAATACCGCGCTGGACATCATGGAAAGTTTCTATGTCGACGTGTTCGAAATGATGTTGACTTTACCACTTTTCAATACGATTGTGATGATGAATTTATACCTCAATTTAATCATGAGCATGATGCGTTTGTATGGGTTGACCCCAACCATGCGACTAGCTTAGATCTACATCCTGGTATTATGATTGCCCTTCGCAAAATGAAGGGTATGACAGAATTAGAGCTTGCAGAGGCAATTCGAGATGGAGAGTTGGTATCTCCGCAATACATTGAAAATGTGTGCCTTGTTGACATGCGAATTAGTGGAACTGGCTTTTCCTATCGCCCCAAGCTCGATGAGTGGGTATATCGACGCGACACCATTTATCTTACTCATGAGTTTTTACAACGTTGCTCAGGCATCCCAATTATTATGGAGCATCCCTCTACACAGATTCTTAATTCAGATGAATTTGCCCAGCGAATTGTTGGGACCATGGCCCTTCCTTATATCAAAGAAGATGAGGTTTGGGGAATTGGCCGACTTTATGATTCAACCGCAATTAAGATGGTGGTAGAAGGAGAACTATCTACCTCTCCAAGTGTGGTATTCCGAGATCCTAAAGTCAATTATACCATTGAAATGGAAGATGACAGCCATTTGTTGGTTGAGGGTAAGCCAAGTTTTGTTGATCATTTGGCAATTTGTCAGAAAGGCGTTTGGGATAAGGGTGGCGACGCTAGTGGTATTCGGATTGATTCTGAGGCTACTGGACAACCACAGGAGCAGGCGGTGACAGCAAAACTGGATGGAAGTGAGTTGCCAACTCCTTCTTTAGCACTGCCGGAAGGCAATAAAGACCCAGCGCCAGAGATGCAAGGTATTCCTCCTGATTTGTTTAAATTAGCGGATGGTATGACTAAGCTTACTGAGAGACTTGATAAGTTCTATGCAAAGCGTCGAAGTGACTTAATGGTAAGATGACAGATGGCGACTTATTGGGCTAGCGCTTTTAGTGTTGCAATTCCGGCTGGAGCTACAGATATCGCTTGCCTAGAGAATCCTAATGGTGCTTCTATTAGTCTTGTAGGTGTGGCTCTCTACGGAGTTGGTGCAGCAAATGGAACGATAAATGTGTCAGTGATCAGAAGATCATCACTTAATAGTGGTGGCACATCATTTCTTATAACGCCAACACCATCAGATGAACAAGGTATATCCCAAGCTGTACTTCGATGCTATACGGTTAATCCCACAACACTCGGTGCACTTAATGGCATTTTTCGCCAATTACAATGGGATGTTACAACCAATGGCAGCAGTGCTAGTCCGTCAGGTGCAGCAACCTTGAGCTTTGCTTCTATTGTTCCACCAGCTGGTCTTCCTATTATGCGTTCTCCCGGGAGTGCTTTTTGTGTTAGTTTTAATGGATCTCCAATAGCTGCAACTCTATCTGTTGATATGGTGTGGACAGAGTACTAGAATTTAAGAAGACGGCATTGTGCCGATGATGAAGCTGCTTATCTAAGGAGGATATCATGGCAGCAAATAGTGGAACGTCGGTCGACACGATGCTCGCCGACGCGATTGCAAAGATGGATGCAATGACCAAGCGTATGGATGCCTTGGAGACTGGCCAAGGTTCAAAGAACCCTATTAAGGGTGATGCGTCCAAAAAGTCAGATGATGACGATGACAAGAAGGACGATGCCACTGCTCCCAAGCATAAAATCTTGGACGATGATGACGATGATGATAAGAAGGACGACGCCTTCCCGCCCAAGAAGAAGGATGATTCTGCCAAAAAATCTGATGATGATGATAAGAAGGATGATGACGACGACGATGATAAGAAGGATGATGATGGTGAATTAGAAATCAAGCACAAGGGCAAGGAGGAAAAGGGCGATACAGCCAAAAAGGATAGTAAGAAGGCTGATGCGGCCAAGAAAGCAGATGCCAAAAAGGCTGACGATGATGATAAGAAGGATGATGATGACGACGATAAAAAGGATGACGACGACGATGATAAGAAGTCCGACGCTGCACGCGCGGATGATGTCGCCGCCTTGCGTCGAACCGTCGCCGAGCAGCAAGCTATGCTCCAAAAGCTTTCTGCACTTATGAAGCCACGTACTGATGAAGAGCACTCTGCTTTTGCAGATACTCAAGCAAGGGCCGATACTGTGTTCAACGGTTTCGGGCAGCGTGCTCCGCGGCCTCTGGAAGGTGAGGAGCTTCTGAGCTATCGGAAGCGGCTTGCTCGCCAGTTGAAGATGCATTCACCAAAGTGGAAGAGTGCAAAGTTCCGTGGTCTTGATGAGGAGATCTTTACCCCTATCGAAGAGCAAATCTATGCAGACGCGGTTGCGGCTGCCGCTAACCCGATAGACCTTACTCCAGGCGAGTTGCGGGAAGTAAAGAGAGTCGATGGTATGGGTCGTACTACCATTGAGTTCTATGGTAAGGAGCATTTCACTAAGGCAATGGGTCGTCCAGGCCGGAGGGTCCAATCCTTCCGTACTTTGGCTTCACAGTAAGGAGGGATTACGATTATGACTGCTCCGGCATTTAGTTTCAACCCCTATGTTCAAACGTCTGCGGCTGGCATGTTTGTCATCGAATCCGATGGCTTCATTGTTGGCACGGCTATGCCTGATCCGGCAGCACGGTTTGCGCTGTCTGGTGGTATTCTAGCAACGTCAGAGACCTTGCCGATGTTTGGCGGGCTTGCTATCTCTGAAAACGTTCCTCAAGAACGTCCCCCGGTTACTCGGTCAGATATCTCGTTGGGTGGTCTTATTACTCGTGGTACAGTCGCTGCTGCGGCTGGTACGACTGGTGCGATTACCGGGTTCAGTGTGTTTGACCAGAACTATGCAGCGGTGAATACACCTACCTCTCCGGTTCCGACTGTTGGAAGCGGAGGGTTGGTGAATTTCTACCGTTTTGGTTCTGGTGCTCGTGTTGCATTGTCAGCAGATCCGGCTCTTGCTGCTGCTATTGAAACAGGTACTTCTCCTGTTTCAACGCCGCTCTATTGGGATCCGACTAACTTGAGGGTCTCTGCTACTTCTACCTCAAATCTCTTGATCCCAGCAAAGTGTCTGATGGTCAAGGGTACGAACTGCATGGTAGCTTCCTATAATGCAGGTACTGGAGTCACGACTTGGTCTTATAACGGCGCAGCAGCGCTCGTTCTGCTGTAAGAAGGAGGATGAACTATGGCTAACATCTCTCCGGCATACGTACAGGTTCATCCTTCTTACATGATGCCTGATACGTTAATGCCGTATTCTCAGGCTTCGGGTGCCTTTGAGTTGCTCGCTTCTGGCGCACCACTCATTAGGTTGGCGGACGGAGATCTCTACGCTTACATCAAGCGTGTTGATATCCGCACCCGGATGGCGGCGGGTCAGTCGGCTTATAACCAACTCCCCGGCGTCAACTTTGCATTGTCACAGATCAGCGCACCTACATATCTTATCCGTGTACGTGCGGAGTATGATCATCATGACACTGCGGCAATGTCTCGATGGGGTCTGTCTATTTCTGATGCTCATCGCCTTGGTATGCGTCAAGCTGCATTCCAGCTTATGCGGAATGCTCTGTTGTATGGCTTTAATCCTGGCAATGGTGAAGGACTCATCAATGCTTCTGGTGCAACAGCCATTACTCTTCCGGCTGATAGTGCTGGGAATACGACTGTGGTGACCTATGACAATGGCCAGATGGCATTTTTCATTATCTCCCAGATCAGTGCCATTAAGACCCGAACCAATCAACTCGGTATCGGTCGCAAGTTTGTAGTCGTGGGACCGCAACGGACCCTCGGTGCAATGGAGTACCAGAATATCGTGCAACTCACGAGCTATCAACGTGTCGGTGCCGGTAGCACTTCCACGGCAGGAGTGGTGAAGGATGTTCTGGAAATGAATGATGATGAGATTATCTGGGCATATGATGACACTCTCATCGGCAAAGGTGCGGGTGGTAATGATGCAGTCATTATCGTTATGCCGGAAGTTGAGCAACCAAAGGGAGCTCGTATCAATACCAACGAGTTTGCCAAGCTCACTCCATCTCTCGATGCCTGCACCCTCATGCTGGCTGATATGGCGGCACCGAGGGAGATTCCGACGCCTCTTGCTGGTGGAGCTATCGATATTGTTGCGGAACAGCGTGTTACTTCTGG